CTGTCGGGATTGAGTCCCGAAGAGGCGCTGGCGCTGAAGCATGACTGGCGGTTCTGGGCGCGGTCGAGTCAACTGCCTCCAACTGGGGATGGCTGGGATGTCTGGGCGATTGTGGCCGGCAGAGGATTTGGGAAGACGCGGCCGGCAGCGGAGTATCTCGTCAGCGAGGCGGAGAAGCATCCGGGGTGGCGGATCTGTGTGATTGGGCAGAACCCGAAGGAATACCGCGGGGTGATGGTCGAAGGGGAGAGTGGGCTCGTGGCGTGTTCGCCGCCGTGGTTTCCGGCGGATTACCAGCCGTCAAAGTCGCGGGTGGTGTGGCCGAACGGGTCGATGGCGGAGTTGTTTTCGGCGGAGACGCCGGATGCGTTACGCGGGCCGCAGTTCCATCTCGCCTGGCCGGATGAGTTTGCGAAGTACCGGCAGCCGCAGGCGGTCTGGGACATGTTGATGCTGTCGCTCCGGTTAGGGGCGCATCCGAAGTGCATTCTCACGACGACGCCGCGGCCGATTCCGGTGTTGCGGCGGATTTTAGCGGATGCGCGGACGGTCGTCACGGGCGGGTCGACGTTTGAGAATGCGGCGAATCTGGCCCCGACGTTCCTGCAGCAGATCCGCCGGCAGTATGAAGGGACACGGCTCGGGCGGCAGGAGTTGTTTGCGGAGATCCTGGAGGACACGCCGGGGGCGCTCTGGACCTTGGATCGGTTGGAACGGAACCGGGTGACGGCGGAGCAGGTGCCGGAGTTGACGCGGATCGTGATTGCGGTCGATCCGTCAGGGACGGCGGACCCGGAGACGGGGGCGGAGGCGGGGATTGTGGCCGCCGGGCTCGGCGTCGACGGGCACGGGTATGTCCTCCATGACTGGTCGGGGCATTACACGCCGGGACAGTGGGGGGCGCTGGCGTGCCGGCAGTTTGTCGGACTGCGGGCGGATCGGATTATCGGGGAGCGGAACTACGGCGGGCAGATGGTGGCGCACACGATCAAAATGGCGGCGAAGGATCTGGGCGTGACGGTGGCCTATAAGGACGTGAACGCCTCGCGCGGGAAGCAGCTCCGGGCGGAGCCGATTGCCGCCTTAGATGAGCAAGGGCGGATTCACCTCGTCGGGACGTTTCCGGAGTTAGAAGATCAGCTCGTGACGTGGGTTCCTGGTATGAAATCGCCCGATCGTCTTGATGCCTGCCTTGTCGGCAGCACGCTCGTGACCACACGGCGAGGACAGGTGCCGATTGCGGACGTGACGACCGCCGATGACGTCTGGACGCGCGCGGGGTATCAACGGGTGCTCTGGGCGGGACGCACGCACACGGCGGCGCCGACCGTGACCGTAACGTTCAGCGACGGCCGCACGCTTCGGGGCACGGCCGATCATCCGGCGTGGACGGAACAACGCGGCTTTATCCCATTGGATACGCTTGTCTGTGGTGATAGAATGATCACATGCAGTCAGAGCCGGAAGTTGTGGTGTTTGAAGGGGTTCGTTACGCTCGCATCCCAGGCCGCCCGTATTTCTCAGCGCCCCGCAGGAGTGGGCTCGATGACCTCCATCGGGCGATCTGGCGGTCGCTACATGGCGCGATTCCGAAGGGGTATCACATCCATCATCGCGACGGCAATCCCGACAACAACGATCCGGCGAACTTGGAACTTCTCACACCGAAAGAGCACTGCGCCCGTCACGCTGAGGAATTTCGTGATCAACGCCGTGAATGGATTGCCACGATTCGCCCTCTCACCGTGGCCTGGCATCGCTCTCCAGCCGGCCGGGCCTGGCATCGTGAACACGGGAAACTCGCATGGGTGGGGAGACGCCCAGGAACGATCACGTGCGCACATTGCGGGCGACCCGCCGAGAAATTTTACGCGACACGCGCGCGAGTCCACTATTGCTCTAGCCGTTGCAGCCGCGCCGTGGCAGACGCGCAACGTCGATACGAGCAGCGGATTCCGTGCCCCATCTGCGGCACCGAGTTCTGGCAGAACAAGTACAAGCATCGGCCCGCGACGTGCTCCCGTCTTTGTGGTGCGCAGTTACGTAAGCGCCGCCGCGCCGGTCTATAACCTCACCGTCGCCAATCAACCCGAATTTTTCGCAAACGGCGTACTTGTCCATAACTGCGTCTGGGCCATGACCGAGTTGATGGTGAAACAGCCCGGCGAGTTCCGCGTACTGAATCTGGGCGACGGCGAGCCGCAGACTGAGGACGAACAGCGGGCGGCGGACGCGGCGCGGATTGAGATGGCGGCGCAGGTCGTGGATCAGGCGATTTTGCAAGACGGGATTTTCTGGCCTGGAGGGCGCTGATGGGTGTTTCATGTCCACGATTCGTCATCGCCTGCGACCATATGAACGTGGTCGGCCTTGGCTTCTGGTTCACCGACAATGTGGTATTCCAGCCGACCTATGGGCGGTTTCTCTTTACTGAGTACAGCGTATGCCTAATTTGACCTGGCGTGAACGAATCTCGCTGCTGAAAGCGGCAACCTTCCCGAAACAACAAGCCCAACAGACCGCGATGATCTTGAGTCGCATTCAAGGGAACCAACCGAGTGGCGACCCCCCGTCTCGCGGCGCCTCGGGGATGCTCGAAAGCTACTCCACGATGCCGTGGGTGCGTGCGGTGGCTGGGCGGGTGGCCGGCTCGATGGCGGCGGTGGAGTGGCGACTGTATAAGGCGCTGCCGACGAAGGGGAGTCAGCGCGCCATCAAAGCCCCGGACCTGCAATTTAGCAGCTATGCGGAGCGGAAGTCGCTGATTCAGCAGCGCCGAGAAGCCGGAGAGCTGTTAGCCGTGCCCGAGCATCTGCTCTTGACGGCGCTCACGAAAGGCAACGGCTATCACACCGGCGTGGCGCTGCGACGACTGACACAACTTTCACTCGACCTTGTGGGTGAGACGTTCTGGTTGAAGGCGCGGAACGCCCTTAAGGCTCCGGTGGCGTTCTGGCCCATCCCCGCCACGTGGGTGCAAGACACCCCGACGCCGGCGAAGCCGACGTTTGGGATCAGTCATCGCGGCTGGAATGAGGAGATTCCGCAATCGGAAATTGCGTGGCTCTGCGATCCGAACCCGGCCGATCCCTACGGCCGCGGCGTGGGGTACATGCACTCGCTGAGCGATGAAGCCGAGATTGACGAGTACGCGGCGAAAACGGCGCGACAACTGTTCTTCAATCGCGCCACGCCTGATTTTCTCGTCTATCCCAAAGGGCCAGAAGGCCAAACCGCCGAGATGTCGCCCACGGAAGTCCGTCGATTTGAAACGGATTGGCTCAACCGGTTGCAAGGCTACTGGAAATCGTACAAGCCGTATTTCCTCAGCCGTGAAGTGGGCGTGTATGAATTTTCAAAGGACATGCAGGCGCTTCAGCTCCTGCCGATCCGCAATCAGGAGCGCGACATCATCATCCAAGTGTTCGGCGTGCCGCCGGAGCGGTTTGGCATCCTCAATAATTGTTTAGACGACCAGACTGACTGCCTGACTCGTGACGGCTGGAAGCGGCAACATGATCTGATAGAGACGGACGAGATCGCCACATGGAACAACCAACTCGAACGACTGGAGTATCAACAGCCGAGCGAGATCCAGCGGTTTCAGCATGATGGTCCAATGCACCACTGGAGCGGCGCGCGGGTTGATGTCATGGTCACGCCAGAACATCGGATGTGGCGCATGGATAAGCGCGGCGAATGGGCGTTCAGGACAAGCACGGAACACGCGGCCGAGCGCGGCTGGTATCAGTGGCGTGTGACAGGCGGACACTATCAGGGGAAAGTTGCGTGGGTGGTGATCCCACCGCACACGTCTAAGCGCCCAACGCGCAGGCCAGACGACGAGGGGCCGATCCATTTCGCCCCTGAGCAGATCGCGTATTTTCTGGGCGCGTTCGTCGCTGAGGGGTATGTCGGAAAAGACGACCGAGTGGAGTTGTCGCAGAATGATGGTCCTGTTGCAGATAAGATGCGAGCCTCGCTTGCGGACCTTGGATTGGGAAACGTCACAGAACGCAGGCGGACGAACCCCATCGGAAGCCTGCATTGTGAATTTCGCATCATGCACAACGGGCTCGCGAAATACCTGCGAGCCGAGGTTGGATGCGGAGCCAGGAACAAGCGCCTCCCGCGCGAGGTGTTTGACTGGTCCGTTGAAGCCGTCGATCAACTTCTCCAAGGACTCATGGACGGAGACGGCTCCCTCCATTCCAACGGATCGGAAAGATACGGAACGGCGAGCGAGGGCCTTGCAAACGATGTGCAGCAATTGCTCATCCAGCGCGGCTACCCGGCTTACGTGCTGAGCGGAACAGACACGCATCGTCCCTTGTGGTCCGTGTTGTTCCGCCGGACGGACCGTCCGATCAAGCGTGGCAACGCTGCGCTCGTCACGGTGGGAGATTACGGAGACGATGCCGCATGGATGAAGCCCGTTGACTACAAGGGCGTCGTCTGGTGCGTCACGGTTCCTAATGGGATCTTCTTCACGCGCCGCAACGGAAAGGTTGTTGCGCACGGCAACAGTAATCGCAGCACCATCGATGCGAGCGATCTGATCTACGCCAAAGATGTCATGGTGCCGCGCTTGGAATTTTGGCGCAGCTACCTGCAAGAGCGGATGGTGCCGGAATACGATGACCGCCTGATTCTCGATTACGTGACCCCGGTCATGGAAGATCGGGACTTCATGTTGAAGGCGGCACAATTTGCGCCGTGGGCGATGGACGGGAACGAATGGCGGTCGATTATGGGCCTGGCCCCGAAGGACGAATTTGACGGGGTGTATTTCGTGCCGCCAGCCGTCACGCCGGTCAATGCGGCGCAGCTCGGCGTCGATCTGAGCGAGCCGGATATAGGCCTCGTTGAAGAAGTCCCGCCACCGACTCCGCCGAAGAAGTCGCTGAGCGAGACGATGGCGGATGCCATCACGCGGCTCGTCTCGCCCGTGATTCACAACACGGTCAACGTGCCGGAGCGGAGCGTCACCATCGAGCGGTCAGAAGTCCATGTGGCTCCGGCGGCGGTGCAGGTGGATGTGCAGCCGCAAGCGATTACGGTGGAAGGCGCCAAGTTCGACGTGCAAGTGCCTGAGCAAGCCGCGCCAGTCGTCAACGTGAAGGCCCCGATCGTCCACGTGGCCGCGCCAACCGTGAACGTGGCCGCGCCGAACGTCGACGTACATGTACCAGCACAGAAGCCACGAAAGGAACTACGCACCGTCCATCGTGACGCTAATCACCTCATCACGAAAATCAACATCGAGGAGACGTAAATGAGTAAAGGCAATACGTTCGAGGACGACATCCTCAAACTCATTTTCAACGCGACCGGGATTGCCGATTTAGCGGACAACGATGCTACAAGCCCCGCGACGAATCTCAGTGTGGCGCTCCACACCGCCGATCCAGGCGAGGCTGGCACGCAACTCACCAGCGAAACCGCCTACACCGGCTATGCGCGGGTGAATGTGGCGAGGACGACTGGCGGGTGGACGGTCGCGAGCGGATCGGTGTCGCCTGTCGCCAATATCGACTTCGGCGAATGTACAGCCGCCGCCGGTGGCCCGATCACGCATTTCAGCGTCGGCACGGGCGTGGCGAACAAGTTGCTCTATAGCGGGACCGTGAGTCCAAATATCACGATGGCCGTTGGCGTGATTCCGCGACTTAAGACGACGAGTACGATCACCGAGGACTAGATGGCCGTTAATCTCCATGCGACGCACTTCCGCTTCGGGATCGACGAACTCGCCGAATCGACCCACGGCTGGCACGCGGCGCTGGATACCAGCCCGGCGCAGGGTGTGATCGCGGTTGATGTCCCCTTCCTCCTCCGCTTTACGGTGCAGGAGACGGGGGGCACGGCGGCGGCGAATACCGATAATCAATTTCAGTGTCGCCTCAATGCGGGTGCCTTCCAGAACATCACCACAACGTCCTCGATTGTCAAAGCCGTGGCGGTCGTGGCGTTTGCGAATGCGGCGGCCTGCACGAAACGGCTGACCGGGACGGGCACATTTGAAACCTCTGGCGCCGGCTGCACGGAAGATGGCCTCTCTGGGGGTGCGCCGAACGACATCGCCGCGTCCGGCAACTCAGAAACGGAATGCGGCCTCCAAATCGTCGGGGCGGATGTTGCTGGGAATGATGTCATTCAGTTTCGGCTGACGTCGCCGGATTTCACGATTACGAACGATGTCGTGCCGGCCATTACGGTTGCCGGGGCCACGATTATCGAATCAGATGGCGCGGCGGCAGGCGTCGGCGCCTCGGTCGTGGACGGGCGATCTGTCTTCGCTGGTGTGACGCTGGCCGCTGGCGCCGCCGCAAGCGTGGTCGCGGGCGCGGCCCTCTGGCTCGGCCTGTGCGCGAGCATGGGCGTGGCGACCGTCTCCGGCAGCGTGGCGACGCCCGTGGTCGGCACGGCGGCGGCCGAGGGCGTCGCGAGCGATGCGGTTATCTCTGGAGCTGTCGCTACCGTCGAGGGCACGAGCACTGGCACCGCGACGGCGCTTGGCACAGCAACGAACACAGAATCAGGCGACGGCACCTCGGAGGGCGTGGCGAGCGTGGCTGGTCTTGGCGTGTGGTTCGCACCGATGAATGGCGCATCGGCCGGCATGGGGACGGCCTCAGGGCCGATGGCACTCGTGAGTGAGGCGATCGGCACAAGCGTGCCGTCTGGGGGCGACGTGACGGAACAGGACAAACTCGATATTGCCGATCGGGTCTGGAACAACTTCATCGTGGAAGGCGGCTTAACGGCGCAGCAAACTATGCGGCTCCTTGGCGCGGCGCTGGCGGGGAAAGTCTCCGGGGCTCCTACTGGTCCGATCGTGATGCGCGACATTGCCGATACGAAGGACCGCATCACTGCGACGGTGGACGGTCAAGGGAATCGGACCAGTATCGTGATTGACGTGACGTAATCATGGCGGGCTATTACACCCCGTACTACTACAGCGACCGTTACTTTCGCTTGCTCACTGGGAACCCCAGCGGACCAGTCGAGGACGAGGAAGCTCCGGCGCGCGCGATTGGCGGTACGAGCGGGAAACCAGCCTGGCCTGGCAGCTACCTGAACCGTCCCCAGCGTCCGTGGGGCGGGATTCCCGATGGGAAGCCGTTACCTAAACGCCGGCCGAAGCCGTGGATGCTTCCTGATGAGGATGAAGACGAGGCGATCCGGCGCGTCTGCCTAGCCTTGCTGGTCTCTATGCAACCGACGAGCCGCCACGATCCACTGATTCAGGCCAAGGCTGAAGACGAACGGATTGTGCTGGAGCTAGACGAATGGGTGGCGTAATGCTGCGCGGGCCAGCGCTCGCCCATGCGTGGCGCAAGGCCATCCAGCCTTTGACGGCCTCTCGCGTGAATAGCGTGGCGCGGAAGCTGGAGCCGAAGCTGAAGCGCCGGTTCCTCGCGGCGGTCGCGACGATGAAGGGGAACGTCGATCTAGAGGCGCTGGCCGAGTCGTTACGGATTCAATCTGCCGTCGAAGCGATCACCGCGTTGCACCCGGAGACGTGGGGCACGACGCTCAAGCCGGCCGCGGACTTGCTACCACTGGCGTTTCGACAGGCGGGGCAAGTCGCAGCGTCCCGGCTCACATCGCAAATGGGCATCGATATCAGTTTCAATCTGACGAATCCTCGCGCCGTGCAGTGGGCCAGAACGAACAGCTCTCGGCTGATTGTGGAAGTGAGCGAGTCCATTAAAGAGAGCGTGCGTGCAGTCATTAGCGACGGCTTCACGTCGGGGATTGCGCCACGCGACTCTGCGCGACTGATTCGGGATATTGTGGGGCTCACCGACCGGCAGAGTATGGCCGTTGTGAACTACCGATTCGACTTACTAGAGGCGGGGCGATCGGCTGATGATGTTGCGCGACTCGCCGAGCGATACGGTAAGCAACTTTTGAATGGGCGAGGCTTGACGATTGCGCGCAATGAAACTGTGAATTCTTCACTGGGAGGCCAGACAGAATTATGGCGGCAGGCCGTTGACAAGGGCTTACTTGATCCAGACAAGACCCAACGCCAATTTATTGTCACTGATGATGATCGGTTATGTCCGATCTGTGCGCCGATGGACGGGCAAACCGTTGGACTCGAAGAACCATTCATCGACGGTGATGGACAACCGGTGGGAATGCCGCCCTCTGTACACGTTGGCTGCCGATGCGCCACGGGACTCTCGTTCAATGACTGACCCCACGAATCAACAAATAGCCGTGCGCGCCTTCGCCGCGTGGACGACGCATATCGCGACGCTACTGGATTGCTCCTATGAAGACGCCGCGGTATTTCTCGTGAAGCTCGCGCCGCTGATTGTGTTAATGCAGGACCGGGATTTTCAGGACAAACTGACGCGCGTCTCGAACGCCTGTGCGGCGCATCCGCTCGCGGTTGAGCAGCCCACGCCACAGGGGAAGGCGATTCATTGACGCCGTTCTACGAGTCTGATCGCGTACTCATCTTTTGCGGCGACTGCCGTGAAGTCTTACGCCGATGGACGATGCCGGTCGCCTCGATTGTCGTGGACCCGCCGCACTTCGGACGGGCGTACCTGAATGACCTCTCGTATGGCACCCGGCAGTGGCAGGCCGACGAGATGGCGGCCTGGATGGCTCAGCGGCTCGCGTTCTTCCACGGGTGGGTCCCGGCGTGCCATCAGATGGTCGGCGAAGGCCCGATGTGGGTGCATTTGCAGTTGCACTACGTCTTTCCGTTTCAGTCCATGTCGTATTGGGATCGCTGGATGGCGCAACAGGAATGGCAGTTGAACGCGGAGGAAGTGCTGGTCTGCCTCTGCCAATCCGGGCACATCACTCCCGCAGCGGTGGCTCACGTTCTAGAGCACCGCGACTGGAATCAGTTCAATGCGCCGAAGGCGGTCAACTGGGTCAAACTGCTCTTAGAGCTGAGCCCAGATGGGCCGGTCTTCGACCCAATGATGGGCACAGGTTCGACGCTGCTGGCCGCGCTGGAATTAGGCCGGCGCGCGATCGGGATCGAGATCAAGGAAGACCTGTGCCGGCAGGCGGTCGAACGTATCGAGGCATTCATCCATGATCCTGTCGCCGCATAACGCCGTCACGCGCATCGACAAGGGCCGGGTCATGTCCGACCGGAAGAAAGTGGCGATTGTGGCCTTCGCGCAGACGGCCCGCGCCGTGGCGTCGTTCATCGAGCATCCCGAGTGGGAAATCTGGGGCCTCAATAATGGCTACGAATTGCCCTACTACTATGACCGCGAACGCAGACTACGTGCTGATCGATGGTTCGAGCTCCATCCGGTGAACGTCCAGCCAGCCAATGACCTGAATTGGCTACACATCTGTCCGGTGCCGATCTATGTGCTTGACCTGCACGACCCCGTGCCCGGCGGGTACAGCCCGAACGCCGTCCAGTTTCCGCTTGCGGAGTGTGAGGCCATGCTTCGCCTGCCCGAGCCGTTCTGGGCGTCCACATTCGGCTATCAGGTCGCGCTGGCGATCCTCGAGGGCTTTACCGATATCGCGTTGCTCGGGATGGACTTCGGCACGCCTCGGGAGTGGTTATTTGAACGGCCGAACCTGCTGTTCTGGGCGGGCTACGCCGCCGGTAGAGGCATCCGGCTGACGTGGCCGCGCGAGTCCAGCCTTTTCCAGCATGGCGGCAGATACGGATATTCGTACGCCGAAGAAGTGGCCTGGTGCCAGGACAGCGTCAAGACGCTCACGCGCGCGTGGGGGTATCGAGAGACGCCGGAAGCCACGGCGCGGCGCATCGCTCACGATCAGCGGATTCAGGAGGCGATTGTTCGATGAGTAAACTGGGCCGTCCGCCCATCGTGCCCGGTACGCCGGCCACGTCGGTCATCCAGATTCGCGTCACGCCGGAGATTGCGGCCGACTTGGAGCGTGTCGCGGCCGACAATCAGACATCACGATCCGATGTCATCCGAGAAGCCGTGAATGAATACGTCGCAGATTACCGGGAGCGCATTGTCTTTCCCATGACTAGGATCACCATCACGACCTGCCAGTAGCCATTTTGTAGTTCAAAAATCGGACACCGGGGCACCCTAGACGCTGATATGTCAGGTAGCGCGGGTGTGTCCACAAAGTACCTCTTAAGTACAGTCACGGCCAGCCCGGACGATAAGGGCTTGCCGAGCTGCGTCATTTCCACGATCAACGCCGACAGGGATAAGGACCACGTCATTCCAGAAGGCATGGACGCCTCGAACTTTATGAAGGCGCCCGTGTTGATGTGGAGCCACGGCGGGTCAGACCGCTATGCCTCGCTGCCGATTGGCACCGTGACGTCGCTGAACGTGACGCCTGGGCAGGGCATTACCGCGTCCTGGCGCTGGCTCGAAAACGACCCGATGGCTGATCGCGTCCGAAATGCCTGGGAGCAAGGCGTCGTCAGAGGCACGAGCATCGGCTTCCGGCCGACCAAGATGGAGCCGAATACCGAGGGTGGTGTGGATCATCTGGCCTGGGAGCTTTTGGAGCTGTCAGTTTGTCCGATCCCCGCGAATCCCGAAGCCGTGCGGACGCTGAAGGCGCTCGGGCTGATGGATGAGAAGGCCATCGAACTCGGCGATAACGACAAGCGGTCACGTATTGAAGCGGCCATCGACGAGAAGTTCGGCCCAAGTGATCCGCAAAGCGGAATGTACCTGTACGTGCTCGACGTGTTCGACGCCTACGTGATTTTCAGAGACAAAGACGGCAAGCACCAGCGGATTGATTACGCCATTGATGCGGCAGGCATTGTGTCGCTGTCTGGCGATCCTATTGAAGTCGCCGTGCAGTACGTGCCGCTGAGCGATGAAGGAAAGGCGCTCCTCGCGGCCGTCCAGAAGCGCGGCCGTGTCCTCTCCGCCGTGAACGAATCACGCCTCCGCGCCGCAATGGAGGCGCTGGCGAATGCCGGCGGTGTCCTGACCGAAGTTCTCGCGCAGCTCATGCCAATGAAGCCCGACGACATGGACGAGGACGAGGACGAGCACGACGCCATGCCTGACGACGACATGGACCCCAAGAAGCCGCACAAGCCCAAGCCGATGATGCCGATGATGGCCCTTGACGATGCGGCGACATACAGCCTGCGCCTCGAGGACGAACCCTCCGGCTTCCGGTTGCTCTTAGCTGAAGACGACATGGGCGCTCCGGTGTTGACCATCGTGGATGACACCGGGCATGAACCAACGTTCTCAATCGACCCCGCCGTGATGCGAAGCGCCATCGCGGAGACCGTGCGCGAGCAGCTCCAGACCGCATTGGTGGGACCGATTGGGGAGTCGATTCAGCGAGCCCTTGATTACGCGCGGGGCCGCGTGCAGTGAGCGATTTGCCGCGGGCGGTCGCAAAAGCCTCGAGTCGGCTGGCGGCGCTTGAGCAGGAAATGGCGGCGGGCACCTGGAGACCGACCGTCGAGACATTGACGGTGATTGTGCGGCATACGCTCGGCATTGTGGCGGCGCTGGAGGCCACGATTCCAACGGTAGCGGCGGTACGTAGTAGTTCGTAAACAGGAACGAAGGCTTCGACATGCACACGCTCGCGCAACCACGCGCCACCGTTTGCGGATGCCACCGAACACGGAGGCAGGCGCAATGGCGCAGAAAGAACTCACGGAGACAGAACTCAAGGGCCTGATTAACGACCAGGTCAAAGCGGTGCTCAATGCCGAGGGCATGGGCAAAGTCGTCGCGCTGATTGAGGAGAAGATCGCCGCGGCGGTCAGTCCACTTCGGCAGGAAGCGACGGATTGGCAGGCCAAGATTTTCGGGGCCATCGCGCCGAAGGTCGAAGGCGTCAAGCGCGAAGCTGGGCTGGCGTTCGGGCGCATCGTCCGAGCCGTAGCCTCGGCCAAACGCTCAGGCGGGGGCCAGGAAGCCGTTGCCAAGATCCTCGAATCGTGGGGGGATGGCGACCTCGCCGAAGCCCAGACGAAGGCCCTCGCGGCGAGCGTTGCCGCGGATGGCGGCTATCTCGTGGCGCCGCAGTATGCGACCGACGTGCTGGCTGCGCGCCGAGCGAAAACGGTGATCCGTCAAGCCGGCGCGGTGGAATACCCGATGCCGAGTGGTACGCTGCATCTGCCGAAAGTGGCGACGGGTGTCACGGGCGGGTACATCGGGGAGAACGCGAACCCGACGCACAGCAATCCGGTGTTCGGCGAGAACATCCTGACGTGGAAGAAGCTGGCGGTCACGTCAGCGATTTCCAACGACCTCCTACGCTACAACTCGCCGCAGTCTGACGCCGTGGTCCGCGACGACATCGTGCGCAGTCTATCCGTGACCGAGGACGCGGCCTTTATTCGGTCACAGGGCGTTGGTGGTGAGCCGAAGGGGCTGCGGTATTGGGCCTCAGCGGGCAGCATCATCGCCGCGAACACGGTCAGCATCGCGAACGTGACGGCCGACCTCGGAAAGGCCATCTACACGATGCTCAACAACAACGTGCCGGTGACGAAGGGTGCGTGGTTGCTGAGTCCACGGAGTTGGTACTACCTCATCACAATTCGAGACGCCGTGGGGAACCTGGCCTTCCAGCCGGAAATGAAGGGCGGCACTCTGTTCGGGTATCCGTTCTTTGTCACCACGTCGATTCCCATCAATCTGACGGTCGCCACGAACACCGACTGTTCGGAAGTCTACTTTGTGAACTTCGATGACGTCGTGATTGGCGATTCACAGCGCCTCCTCATCGACGTGTCGAGTGAAGCGGCGTATTACAACGGCTCCAGTGTGGTGGCGGCCTTCTCGCTGGATCAAACCGTGATCCGGGCGATTGCCGAACACGACCTGGTGGTCCGCGACTCGAACGCCGTAGTCGTAGTGACCGGCGTCCGTTGGGGCGTCTAACCGTTGAGTGAGTGAAGGAGCACAGACATGATTTCGCGAGATCTCGCTAACCTGCAACACGTTCACGCCTTCAACGCGCCGAGCACGGCTGAGGCGCTGATGCCGTATTCGGACTGCGGTGACATCGCCTCCTTCGCCTGTTCGGGTGATGGCACGATGAGTACCGCCGCACTCGGCGAACTCGGCTTTGGGGGCCGGATCATCGACCGCCTTGGACTGCGCCAGAACTATAACTCCGTGATCCCGCTGGTGGATTCCTGGGGAGAAGTGCTGGCGAGTACCACGACGGCGCGGGTTCGATTCCTGGGCGTCTCGGTCGGGTTGCAGCATTCGTCCTCGACCTGCTCGGCGGACTTTGCGAACTACTCCACGGAACTGTGGAAAGGGATTCGCCCGCTGACCATCGTCACGAACACGACCACGACCTGCTCGATGTACAACTCCTGCAACCAGGAGGGGTTCAACGCTGGCAGCACCGTGCAAGTCGGACTCCTGACGACCGGCACAACGACCTCGACCGGCTACGCGACCTTTGTGAGCGGACCGGAAACGGTCTTCCCGCTGGGGACTGCGAAGCGGTTCCTACGGATGGTCGTGGCGCCGGTCAACTACGCGACTGGCTGCGAACCGCCGACGTATCTGCACGTCGTGGGGTCGCTGCTCTTTGGAGATGCCGACGAGGGTGCGGCCTCAACCGTCCAGCGCGGGCGGATTGTCGTGACCTGCGCCTGCTCGACGTAGGCCGGCATGATCGTTCATGTCACGGCTCCGTTCCGTTGGAACCGCGCCGTGTTCAATCCTGGGGAAGTCGTGGACCTGCCCGCAGCCTTCGCGCTGCAACTCGTGGAGGCGGGGCAGGCCCGCGTCTATGCCGAACCTGTCACGGCCGCGGTCGATGGGCCGCCGGCTCACAAACTCATGACACCGAAACGAAAGAAGTTTTTTACGAGCCATACATCGCGTCAGGAGACGCGGTGATCACGTTGACGCAAGCTCGCGCGACAGACTCGCGCCACCTTGGAGGGTATCTCTACGTCTAGCAACCTCGAATACGCAAACCAAGCCCCGGGGGCAACCGGCTACCAGAAAGATCATCCCGCCGCTGCGCATTGCCGCATCATCGACCGCGAACAGGGTCTCATCGATCTGATGGGGCGAAAGAAAATCGCGATCTGCGGTTTTGCGTCCAGCACGCGGCCGTTGATTCCGTTTGATAATCCCGACTGGATCGTGACCGGACTCAATCAATTGTATCGGCACATCCCGCGCGTCGACGTGCATTTTGACATTCACAGCTACTGGGAACAGGACAACGTCGAAGGCACGGATCATCCGGCCTGGATTCGTGAGTGCGGCATTCCCGTATTCATGTCGGAGATGTACGCCGATTCGCCAACCTCCGTGCGGTATCCCATCGAGCGCCTCCTAAAGAAGCACGGGCTGGATTACTTCACGAGCACGGTCGCGTTTGAGTTGGCGTGGGCCATTGACTGTATCGACCGAGATGTGGCCGCACGTGCGCAGGCTGCTGCGTCAGATAACAACGTTGTCTCGGCTGAAGGCGCGCGGGGACTCTACGGCGAATACGAACTCGGCATTTTCGGGATCGACATGATCGTCGGCACCGAATACGAAGTTCAAAAAGCCTGCGTCGAGTTCTGGATCGGCGTAGCTGAGGGCCGCGGCATCAAGTTCACCATCCCGCCCGCGTGTGCCCTCCTGAAACAGCAGTACCGCTACGGGTACGAGCGTGAGCCGGCCGTTGGACTGCTCCCATTGTCTGAACTCGCGGCTCGACGGGCAGAACTTGAGCGGACCAAAGGCACGCTGGTAGAGCGGATGAACGGCCTGAACGGGGCGATTCAAGTGCTGAATCAAGTCAAGGCGTCACTGAACGGGCAAACGCCAGAGCCGATCGACGCCAAGTTGAAAGAGCTGATACCGCAACTGGAAAAGACCGTGGCCGAACTCCAGACATACGACGGGGCTTTCCAAGAGTGTGCCCACGTACATGCCGTCCTGGAGTTGCGATCGCGAGGCGGGGCGATTCCGCTCGTGCAGCACCCGTAAGACAGGAGCCGAGCTATGCGCGACTGGTGGAAAGACGCAGGACAGACCTCAACCTCAACGGTCGGGTTCATCACTGAAGAAGAGTTGGCGTCATGCGCCATCACGGCGGCGAAGATTGCGAATCTGGCCGTCACGGCTGATAAGCTCAGTACCGATAGCGTCACCACTGACAAGATGACTGACGCGACGGTGACAAGCTGCAAGCTCAGCGATAACGCGCTCTATCGCACCGTCGCGATTCCGTTTCCGAAGCTCACGGCGTGCTTCGCGCAAAACCTGACCTCCGACTATATCCTGTATCAACCCATCGTGCCGATCAATATCCAGTCGGTGCGGATCGTCAATATGGCGGCCTGGGAAAACGCCACCGATGACAATGTGATTCTGTTCCGCAATTCCTCAAGTTGTATCGCGCTGGTGGAACGGTCCAGCTCGACGGCCTGGGCGCTGGGCACGCAGTCCTGCGCCGCGGCGACCATCAACAATCCGCTCGTGGCGGCGAATACGCTGATCACCATGAAAACCATCTTCACGACGTGTTCCGTGTCATCGGCCGGCTACGTGGTAATCCACTACAAATCGACAGGTTAATCTGATGTTGCAACTGGCCAATCAATACTCGACGGACTTTCTGCTGTGGACGACCTGTGCGGGCGGCTCTGCGCAGAATATTAGCCTGTCGTTTGTCGCGAGCCATCTGCGCGTTCTGAACTATGCGGGCGTACCGCTCCACGTCAATATCGCGTCGACCGCCAACGCCAGCACGGACGATCCAGAAATCTACGCGACGGAGCGGCTGATCCTCGATGCCATCCCGTTCTCGTCTGTGAGCGTGATGACGACCTCCACCACGACCTCGACGGTGGCGGCCGGCGGGGCGGTGCAACGGGTCGTGGTCAGCGCGTGGGGAGGATGACATGCCTGGCGTGAATTTCTACAGCGTGCTGACGACCACGGCGATTGTGGCCTCAAGCTCTGGGACGGGGTATTACCCGTTTCTCTTCAACGCGCGATCCGTCACCATCGAAAATCTCGGGAGTAAGACGATCTGGGCCGGCTTTGATGCGTGCTCGACGGCGGCCAGCACGAGCGACCCGCTGATTACGACGTGCGCGGACCATACGCTGAAGGTGTTCACGTTCCCGGAATCGGCGGCGGCGCGGAAGGTGACGATTTTCGCCACCTCCACTGTAGCGGGCGATCTGCAATTCGGGATTACGGCGATTGGGTAATGGCCGATGCTGATTACCTGCACTTCGGCGACCTCGACCGATGGGGAACTCCTTTCAACAGGAGC